TTATTTTGCAATCCTTTGATTTTCAAGATGTTCTAATCTCGCGTTTTCGCCGTTGCAGTTTTTTTGCTGTTTTCGGACTTTTTCGGCGTCCCAGTCGGGCTGATAGAAAGCACCCTCGCCGACCAGCAACCACGATGGGGAAACCTTGTAGTCGGCGACAAGGAAACCGAGCCACGCCACTTGGAAGATGTCGCGTGACATATCCTTTTCGAGCGTGTTGAAGTTCCAGCGGTTTATTCCGTAGCGTTCGGTGAACGTCTGCTTACCACGGATTACCTTGTCTGTTTTCAGGCGATGCACTGCCTCGAAGAAGCGGCGCACTATTGTTTGGCTTTGTTCTGTTTGCATAGTTCCTCCTGTTTTTTGTAGGCCGCATTGAAGCGGTCGTTTATCTTTTTGCTGCGGTCGGCAAGACGTTCTTCCCAACGGATGACGGTGTCGGCGTCGAAGTCGGTCTGCCCGTCCTCCAGCAGACGGAGCTCGTCGGTGGTCATCACGGGCATATACTTTTCCAGCTCCAAGAGTTTCAGCAGATGGCTCTTGACTGCATCTGCGCCAGTGTTGAGCATTGCGCCCTCACCGAGCAGCAGCCAACGGGCATTGAGTTCGGGAAACTTTTCGAGCAGGGCGACGATGGGGCGTATTCCGATACCACCCTCTTTCAGCAGTTTGTGGAGGTACTGGGGCGACCAACCCATCAGCTCCGCGAAGTCGGCCTGCTTGCCGCCAGTTTTATATTGTATAAATTGCAATAGACGCTCGTTCATATTCAGTTATTATTAAGTCCGAAAGCATTAGTTCCTAATTTACGTTTGAAGAGCTGCTCTTTTTCGATTGCTTCTTCAGCGGTTACGGTTTTTGATAGCAACATCAAGATTGAGAATTGGAAGTGCTTGCTCGCATAGTCGGACGTACCGTTATTTGTAAGCTCAATTAGAGACTTGTTACCACCATGCCCGTTTGTACTTACGTAATCGCACCAGCGACCCCAAATTCCCTCATCGCCATAGGCAGAGCCTATATACAGATTTCCAGTGAGCGTATCAGTTATAAGGTAAACCCCTTTTACGGCGGAAAGGACGGTCTCCCATTCCTTATACCGATTAAGCACGATTTCCCTAAGTTCCTCAAATGAAAGTATAAGCTCAGAGTAATCTGTAAACCTTTTATAGTTAAGTCCTGGGCAGATTTCCACGACCTCCATTTCGTTCTTAATCCACTGGTGCCACGATATTGCGTTAGACCATCGGATTATGACACGTTCTTTCAAGTCATCGAAGCCTCCGACCTCTTTCATTGCATACTTAAAGTTGAAGTCAAGATTTTCTCCACCAATGTTTATCGTTCCGCTTCCGACTGAGCGTCCTGTTATCTCGTATATTCCGACGAAACGGGAAAGCAGACCCTCTTCACCGACAAAAGAGACAATGTACTTGCAGTTCCCGAATACATCATTTTTCTGCGTTGATTGATATTCCAAGAACTTCGCACGGTCACTTCTGTAAATTGAATACAGGTCAATCCGCCTGTCCTTGTGGCGGACAAGTTTAACGGGAGCAGCCTTGTCTAAACCGCGATTATAAAGAAGTTCCTGAATGGTTATCATTTGTTTATTTTTTCAATTATCGAAAGCAGACGGTCAATTTGCTCGTCCTTTTTCGCCAATAGCGCGAGGAAATTTTCACTCTCTTTGCTTAGGGTAACATTGTCGCCTGCATTTGCCATCCCATTTTCGGAAGCGCGAGCAAACCGCACACCACCATTAACACCATCATCGAAAAACACGGTTACTGAAACTTTAAGTATCTGTGCTATTTTCTCCAATGTATCTATTTTGGTCGAATTATTACGCATGAGCTTAGAGAGAGCCTGCGGCGTGATACCCAGCTCAGATGCAATAGTAGCCAACGGTATATTTTTCTGTTCGGCTATATCCTTGATTAACTGCAAATTAGCCATACACTGAAACTTTTTATTACAATCACTGAAACTTTTTCTCTTAAAAATTTGTTTGAATGAAACTTTTTGTTTAACTTTGCATCGTGATTTTGAAACAAGAAGCAAAAGCGTTTTCAAAAGTACGAATAAAAATTGAGAATAAACTAAAAAGTTGAGGAAAAATGAAAATAAAAGAGATTAAGGAAAAATTGAGCGAGCTGGGAACGTTCAACGGCTGGAAAGGCTACATCGGTCTGTACCTGACGCAAAAAGAGTTAAGGCTGATACGGAAAGCAGGGATAGACTACGAGAACATGACGATGAAGCAGGTCTTTGAACGGCTGTAATCCCAGCGCGGTTTAGCCGTGTCCTTTCGATAGGAGGCTGGGAGCGATTACTAAAAAGCAAAACGAATATGACACAGAAAGAATTTGAAGAGCGGATAGGCCGCGATGTGACGGGCGATGAGTTCGAGAGTGCCAACGACATATACATGATGTCGGGCGAACTTGACAAAGACCGCTTCTGCGCGGACTACAAGAAACACAAGGACAGCGAGATAATCGCGGCTCTGTTTGAAACGGCGGACAAGCAGAAAGACAGGCTACACGTGCTGACCAAGGAACGTGAGGGGCTTGTACACTTCCTTATAGACCAAGCGGAGGAATACGAGTCGGAGGAACTTAGGTTCAAGGCCATACAGATGGTTGGGGAGCGTGAATACCTGCGCCTGAAAATCCACATGGGCTACGACCTTTGGCCTGCTGACAGGAACTTGCTAAACGAGATATTACAGGAAAAATGACTTATAAAACAACAGATACAATGGAAACGATAGACGTAAGAACACCGACGGAAAAGGCGCGTGAGGAAAAGCACAAGGCTATATGCCGTGCTTACTTAAGCCTTTCAAACCAGCACCCCGACTGCAAGCCGTACAGGCTGATGTCGATTATAGCCAAGCAGTACGGGATGACCGTGCCTGGGATTAAGAACGTGCTGACCTCGCGAGGTCTTTACGAGGTAACGAAATAAACCTTTTAATTGACTGGGATATGGAAAAGTTTACATCGGTATTACAGGTGATTTTCGCAGGAGGGCTGTTGCTGTGGGCAGTGTTTATGGTTGTCCGATTGATAGCAGGAGGCTACGATATGTTCTACGTTGTTTGCTTCGGCCTGATGGCACTGCTGGGCTACAACCTGCTGCGAATATCAATCAAGGAAATGAAAGGAGGCGCGAAATGATAACAGCGACAGAGCCACGGGTGACAGCTGACGGGCGTTATTCTGTATCGCAGACCTGCCTTGCACTGGGCATCCACCGCAATACGTTGCAGCGGTACACGGAACAGGGATTGATAAAATGCGGCTTCCGCAGGGAAACAGCCCGAAAGTTCTACAAGGGGAGCGAGATAGTCCGCTTTTGGAAAGCACAGCTTTAGAAACATTATAAACCAATTAAAAACAAAAAGACATGAGTAACGAAATTATCGAAATCAAGCAAGCGGAAATGCTGCAAGCAATCAACCGCTCGGAGGTGGACATGCAGATTAGCACGGCCAAGCAGTACCCACGCAATCTGCCCGAAGTGTTGAACAAAATCCTCACGTATGCCACAATGGACACGGAAACTGCGGAAGATTGTTTCTACGTTCTCAAACGCGGCGGCTCAACCATCGAGGGGCTGTCGGTCAGGATGTCGGAAATCATTGCAGGGGCATGGGGCAACCTCCGTGTGCAGACGCGCATCATCGGCAATGACGGAAAGACCATCACAGCGCAGGGCGTATGCCACGACCTCGAAACGAATGTTGCCGTCAGCGTGGAGGTAAAACGCCGCATCACGGACAAATACGGCAAGACCTTTTCAGAGGATATGCAAGTTGTGACGGGCAATGCCGCATCGGCCATAGCCTACCGCAACGCCGTCCTGAAAGTCGTGCCAAAGGCCGTGACAAAGAAAGTCATTGCGGAGGTGAAGAAAGTCGCCCTCGGCCAGTCGCTCGACCTCGAAACGAGCCGTCAGAACATGATAGCATACTTCGCCAAGCTCGGAGTTACGAAAGAAATGCTGCTGGAATACCTCGGAATAACGAAAGTTGAGGAGATAGACAAGGAAGCCGTGTTTGAGCTTAGGGCGACAGCCAACGCAATAAAGGAGGGAACGACCACCGTTAAGGAGAGCTTCATCAAACCGATTGAGGAACGCAGACAGGCGGAGGCTGTAAAGGCAAAGGCGGAGGCGGTCAAGGCTAAGGCAGCGGAGGCGGCAAAACGTGCAAGTGGCGGAAAGGTCACGGAAAATGTCACGGGAAATGGCGGAAATTCCACGGAAAATCCAGCCGACAAAGTACCAGCCAACGTTGACCCCGAAACTGGAGAAATCAAACAATAATAATCACTTAAAACCACAACAACAATGGAAGAATGGAAACCGATACGGGGACACCCGAACCATTACGTGAGCAACCTCGGAAACGTCAAGAGCGCAGACCACGTCGTGAACGACAAAGGCAGACCGTCCCACCGAAAAGGCAGGATATTTAAGCTGACAGCCAGCGGAAACGGATATGTTAGAGTGTTCATCGAAAAGAAATGCTACACAGTCCACAGGCTCGTAGCAGAGGCCTTTATTCCGAAGCCAGCAGGAAAGGATTTTGTAAATCATAAGAACGGGATAAAGACAGACAATAGAGCCGAAAACCTCGAATGGGTAACACGTTCAGAGAACTGCAAGCACGCATACGAGACAGGACTAAGCGAAATGAACGAGGAACGCAGGAAAAAGATAGCGCAATCCCACACAGGAATGAAGCTATCCCAAGAGGCGAAAGCAAAAATCGGAATGCACCACGCAAGAGGGTATAAGCACTCCGCAGATACCAAAAAGAAAATATCAACCGCCATCACTGAATGGCACAAAACAAAGAACAATGTCAAAACAAGTAATCAGATACAAGAACAGGAAGGAATGGCTCTCTGACAGAAGAAACGGCATAGGAGCGTCAGAGGTGGGAACGGTATTAGGACTTAACCCGTTTGAAACGCCATATCAGTTGTGGCGTAGGAAGAAAGGACTGGACGCTCCGAAGCAGGAAAACTTCGCGATGAAAGCAGGTCATTACCTCGAAGATGCGGTAAGCCTGTTCTACCGCGACGCGACCAACTGCTACGTCATAAAGAACACGGTTGAGGACTTCTCAATCATCAATCCCGAAAAGCCGTTTCTACGTGTGTCTCCCGACCGCCTGTATTGGCAGGACGGAGCGAAGCACAACGAGGATAACAAGTGCGTCCTCGAATGCAAGACCACGCAAATGGAAATTGACGAGAACAGCATACCTCAGCACTGGTTCTGCCAGCTCCAAATGAACATGGGTGTCGGGGAATACTCGCAGGGAGCGTTGGCGTGGCTGACGATGGGCAGGAAGTTCGGGTTCAAGGACTTCATGTTCGACAAGGAGTTTTACGACTGGATGATTGGAGAGGTCGAGAAATTCTGGACTGACTACATCGTTGGAGACCAAGAGCCGTTGCCAGTGAACGTTGACGATGTGTTGTTGAAAAACCCTCGCCACGTGGCAGGAAAGACTGTCGTAGCAACTGACGAGCTGATAGAGGACTGCCGCCAGTTGAAAGAGCTGAAAGAGGAACTGGGTGGACTGGACAGCCGAAAGAAAGAGCTGGAGGCGGCAATCAAAATGGCGATGGGCGATGCGGAGGCGTTGACAATGCCGAACTCGACAAAGCCGCTTGCGACGTGGAAAGCCACGAAAGACAAGACGTGCTTTGATGAGAAAAAGTTTGCAGCCGAAAACCCAGACCTGTACAAGAGTTACCAGTACACAAAGGCTGGCACCCGAATGTTCCTCTTAAAGTGACAAGCTATGGAAAATCTGTATGGATCAATATGCCTGACCGACATTCCAAAGGAGCTAATCACAGTCGGCAAGAACGGAAAGAAGTACCTGAACGTAGTTATCAACGCGCGGCGCGAAGTTTCCCAGTTCGGCTACACGCACTACATTAAGGCGTACTGCAAGAAAGAGCTGCAGCGCAGCGGCGTGAACTACTACATCGGAGATTTGAAGCCGAGCCAAATGCAGCCCCAGCAGGCGCAGGCAGGCACGGGGTACGGGCAACCAGCCAACGTTCAGTCAGATAAAGACGATTTACCATTCTAAGGACATGCACCTGATAAGCAACCAGCAGCGGCGCGAAGCGGTGGAGTTCCTGACAGCCTTTATCGAGTTGACAGCCGACGGAGGCAGCAATCGGATATACAACCTAAAACGCCGCGCTGGATTGCTCGTCAGGAAGCTCAAAGAGAATAAAGAAATAAGTAACGAATTAGTAAAAGCAATCAAAGATGAACAACGAAACAATCGAAATCAAGAAAAGTAACGTGCTGGCCTCTTATGAGGAAGCACGGAAAGCGAATGCAGCTGCATACATGAAGTTCCTCGAAAATCTGTTTGGCAAGGAATTGTTTAAGCCGAAAGATGTCCGCGACCGCATCAAGACTTTCGAGGATGCAATGATGGCACTCGGCGAAGAACACCCGTTGGTCAGGGAATGGCATTTGGGTGAAAACCTTTCTCCCGACTTAGAGGCGTACTTGCAGCTAAGGGTAATCGTAGCCGCCCTCAACGAGGGCTGGGAGCCTCAATTCACCGAAGATGAGGAACGCTATTACCCGTGGTGCGTCGCCCTCCGCGTGAGGGCGTGGATTGAAACTCCTCTTGCCATTATATTGAATAGTTATTTTAAGTCGCCCTCCGCGTGAGGGCGTGGATTGAAACAGCAATGCGGAGCTGAAGAACAGAAAATGATAATGTCGCCCTCCGCGTGAGGGCGTGGATTGAAACGTGAATATATTAGTTATATTAGTCATTTCGGTGGGTCGCCCTCCGCGTGAGGGCGTGGATTGAAACTTAAAGATACTACGAATGTCCGTAAAGATGGTTGTCGCCCTCCGCGTGAGGGCGTGGATTGAAACTTTTAACTTATAGTAAAGAATCTCTCCCGCTTGGTCGCCCTCCGCGTGAGGGCGTGGATTGAAACCCAATACTTGACGGGGAGAATTTCGCCGAACTTAGGTCGCCCTCCGCGTGAGGGCGTGGATTGAAACGTCTTACAAAAGCTCAGTCTGTTGCTCAGGAGCTGTCGCCCTCCGCGTGAGGGCGTGGATTGAAACCTTACATCCCAAGTAATTGGATGCTCGGAAAATAGGTCGCCCTCCGCGTGAGGGCGTGGATTGAAACAGTTCATCCCGATTGTTACTTTATGCTACCCACTCGTCGCCCTCCGCGTGAGGGCGTGGATTGAAACAAAAGACAATACCGAATATACCGCAGTGCCGTTTAGTCGCCCTCCGCGTGAGGGCGTGGATTGAAACCTTCTCATTGGCTTTTTAAGGTCAACCCTCATGTAGGTCGCCCTCCGCGTGAGGGCGTGGATTGAAACACGCAAATAATCATCTTGGTACGGACTTACGTCGTCGCCCTCCGCGTGAGGGCGTGGATTGAAACTTTCGCCATACACGAGTTGTGTTGCAATTCCGTGTCGCCCTCCGCGTGAGGGCGTGGATTGAAACGTGAGAATAGTACTAACATTTTAATCTCTATCACGTCGCCCTCCGCGTGAGGGCGTGGATTGAAACGCAAAGAGGGTTTATCTATTATTAATAGATTACAGTCGCCCTCCGCGTGAGGGCGTGGATTGAAACATATACTATCTTGGCTCGTTATGTCAGTGTGTTTGTCGCCCTCCGCGTGAGGGCGTGGATTGAAACGGGCTGAAACTGAATGACGAGCAAAAAGAAGCGAGTCGCCCTCCGCGTGAGGGCGTGGATTGAAACCAATTAGGTCGTCTTCGTGCCACCGCGTGAAAACGTCGCCCTCCGCGTGAGGGCGTGGATTGAAACGCTTGCTGTATGTTTCCTCGCCCTATCTCGCAAGTCGCCCTCCGCGTGAGGGCGTGGATTGAAACGCATGTATCCAGGCAATATATTGCAAGTTGTTCGTCGCCCTCCGCGTGAGGGCGTGGATTGAAACATACTGCACTATATTTGTTATTATTACTCCGTTGTCGCCCTCCGCGTGAGGGCGTGGATTGAAACTTGTTGTTGAAGCTAAACTCATAGTGTCAAGAAAGTCGCCCTCCGCGTGAGGGCGTGGATTGAAACATGTTACGAATCGCGGCTTGTTGGTTCTTGTACACGTCGCCCTCCGCGTGAGGGCGTGGATTGAAACCGATAGTTGTACTAAATCAATAACATATAGCTTGTTGAATCGTGGTAAATTAGTTAGATTCGTGATTTTGCCAACAAATGGATTGGGGGATATATGTATTGTAACTTTGTAGTAGTTTGAGTAAGACTGAGGCTCAGTGTATCTAATGAATAAAAATATTCATTATTTATCCGCTAAATGTGTTTTACTGGTTATTCTGAGTGATTATATGTATTGACAAATCTTTATCTTAATGATTATGTCGAATGTCCGATAAGATATATTTCCTTTTTATCGGATATTCATTGATAAGAATGCTATATTTTCCCAATTTAAGTGATTTTAATGGCTTCTTTTGATTTCTATTTTGTATAAAAAATACGAGTTCGAAGTTGCTCTACTTGGTAGGAAAATGTGCTACGCAAGAGGGGAAACTTCGAACTCGTGTTTGAGAGGGGAGTGTTGAGGCTGTGA